AATAAAGGCGATTCAAAAGAATAATGTAGGAATAATATATTAATTATCTACTATTATTGACACTTGAATCGCCTTTTTTATTATATAATAGCTTTCATCAAAGCGGTAACGTCTTTAGCCGTGACTTTACCATCTCGATCAAAATCGAGCTGACTCTCATTCACCGTTACCCCTTTTTTCTTTACAAGGAACTTCATAGCGGCCGTAACATCTTTAGCATTTACCAAACCGTCACCATTTGAGTCACCCATAATATCATATGCTAAATTGTAATCAACGGCTCCAGAAACTCCAGGAACATTTGCAAGTCCTTTCTGCCAGACACGTGCGCCTTTCGGAAAAGATGTTTCCGCCCATAGTGCTTGCCAGAATGGAATACCATTAGGAATTGCGAATCGTGTTTGCGTCCATAATTTCGTAGAATATACCATCGGTCTAAAACCGGCTTCTTTAACTCGGTCGCAAAAAACTTTAACAATTTTCGATAAAAGATTATAATCATACGGCAAAATTTCAAATTCCACATCGCATACAGACCATAACTGAAGATTATATTTATATGGTTTAATGGTTTCTATATAAAATTTTGCCTCTTGCTCAGCTTCTTCAACATTTCTCGCAGCAAGCAAATGATAAGAACCGCCATATATTTTTCCTTTAGTTTGAGCTAATCTTGCAACGTTTGTTTTAAAACAAGAATCAATATATGGGTGATCGCATTTTCCAGGAAGTCTTCCCTGAGATGCTCTTATTATGACAAAATCTATCCCAGAATCTCTAACTTTTGCAAAATCTACATTATTTCCCTGAAATAAAGAAATATCAATACCTTTATATAGCTTACTCATCATTATTCTCCTCATTTTCATAATCTTTTGGAGCTGATTTAAGCATGTTAAGCGTATCATAATCGGACGGATCTATATAATCGTCATCTATACGTTTTATAATAGCAGCACCTTTTATTTCCTCGATCCCATTACTTTTACTAGAATGATCCGGTAAATTCATCAAAGCGGCTAGACCAGCTGCTATAGAAGCAACCAAAAATGCTGCTAACGCGCTATCCTTTATACCGTCATCGCCGATTAGACCGGTGGCGTTTACTGCTGCATAGCCAAGAGCAGCCTGTATAAATGTTTTTATAACACGTTTAACAGTATTTTTCCAATCTTTAGTCATTATATCACCCCCATAAATACATTTTAAATTAATTCATCATTCATTTTCTGGTTGAGATATTTCACAATCAACATCCCATTCATCCATTATGTCTAATAGTAAAGATGCGTAACTGTTGCCATGCCTCTTGTTGACGTACAGATCCTTGACGTACACAAGCGTTTTCTTCTCATACAGCGGAAGAACCCCAGCGTCCTTATACTTGTAGAACGTATCCTTTATAATGGTTCTGCACATCATCTTTTCAAATTCGACTGATATTGCATTGTTCGCCTGAATCTCTTCGAGCATCTTTTTATTGGACTCGCAAAGATTCTTCATATCAGCCAACTCCTTGGAGACCTCGTCGGTCTTACCATACTTACCGAATAACTTTGATAATACCTCCCGGAATGATTTAGATACCAGTGAGGCGAGGGCGGCGGCCGAGAGTATCAGCCCGATTACAGCCGCAATGTTTTTTACAATTTCCATGTTGTGTCTCCAATTAGAATGAGCGTATATCTTATTCAGAATACCTCTACTCCTTTATTTGAGGTTGACGCACTGTGCGGAGCAGAGATCAAATTAATATTTTATTTAGAATTTTAACTTACAGTAGGATCTATAGTGTATTCGTACGGTCCGCGCCATGCGGCGGGAATATCAAGCTTGTATGCGATGACTTTGTATTTGCGTCCATTGGCGATGTATGTTGACGATAGTGCGCTAGAGTATACATAAAGGTTGGTGTTGTCGGCATATATAATATGTGTCGAGCCGTTTGGGATCGAGTATCGCTGCCACACTTGGCTACTTGATGACCACCGCACAGACCAGCCAAACCCACCCGTTGATCCAACTGCATACCATCCCGTTTGGAATAAGTCAAAACTCATGTTGTCGCAGTATGAGCCACTAACCGATTCGTTTACTTTTAACAACACAAAATCTGGTCTCACTCCCAAGCCATGAGGTATCGCACAGTATTGACTATCTACCATCCCGCTCGCCGTCCACTCTGTTTCGGCGTATGCGGACATCATAGATACATCAGGAAGAGGGGGGGGTACGCTTGGAAACACATCTGCGCCCTTGGTGAATGCGCCACTACTTGCGGCGTTGATAAAGAAATTGTTGTCAAGCGGATCGTTTCCCGCTTCGCTATGTGCGAGATCATACATACCGATTACGCCGTCTGATTTGCGATAACAGGAACGCATTTTTCTTGCAGCAACATATTTACTTCCGTTCCAATCTGCAATATAAAATCGGCGTCCTTGATTTCCAGCACCACTGCGAATCGTCGTACCATAGCGTTGTGCGAGAAAGTAAATTGTATTTTCTACGGCATATGATCCGACATTTGTTGCAGTCGCTCCACCGCATCTATACCCAGGTTCAAAACAGCAGAACCAACCAGGACGCATAACGCCTTTTACTCGTATCATCTCATTTCTAATATCTCTATTAAAAATAACATTATAGTCTGCAAAAGCCGTTCCAGCGGTACCTGTGCCATAAAAATCATATAAATTATTACTCGCGGATATAATAAAACGCTTCACGTGAGCATTGTCCGTTGCACCCAATAAATAAATTCCATTTCCAGCATAAAGCGTTTCAAAATCAAATTGAGCGTCTCCGGAAAATGAATATCCAGTATCTATATAAGCCGTGCCGTCCGTCTGGATATATTCGACTTCTTGGTATTCTTCCGGCAGTGGCTCATCGACGTCACCGCCGCCTACTATTGCACGTATTCGATCCGGAAATGTGTCGGCGATTATACCGGCAGATGTACCGTCTTTTTCACGAATTGCATTTGCAATACCGGTAAACAACGCTGTAAGCGTTGAATGTTGATTTGGCATCAATAACTACCTCCTATTGCATTCCCGATTGCCGCAGTAATCGCGTTAGTTACCTGCGATAGTGTTTGGTACTCGGCATCATTATTAAACGCTGAAACATTTGATGGTACAGTCGGTATCACCCCGCTTGCGAGGTCATTAGCAGGAATGCCGCCACTTGGTTTTTGATACGCCGTATCTGCTTTGCCGAGAGAAGTTTGTACCGCAGATGCAAGATCGGTTTTTGGAATTCCACCAGATGGCTTTGTGTACTTTGCTCTTACCTGCGTGAAGATAGGATCAAGCTGAGTCCAGTGATTAGCATTCCAAGCCTCAGCAGTAGTAATAGCGGTATTACATTCATAGATGTAGAAGTTATACAGTACCAAGTCCCCTACTGCATAAGTAGCAGAGGCGGAATAGACAGCGCATCCTGCTATTGCATATCTGGAATACTTATAAAGGCTTGCAGGAACAAGCGCCGTAGCTGTACTTGTGCTTGTAGCACTATCTGCAAGTTTTGTATATCCGTAATAAGTGGTAGTGGCAATCGCACCATTGGCAATTAACCAATATGTACCATCATAAACGAAGTCAACAATCTCTCCTGCTACCCACTCATATCTTGCAGCGGCAGTTTCGCCATTCCTCATAATGCTCTTTGCATCAAAACTGTTTAATTGAAGAGTCGGAGCACCATTATAGGACTGGGCGTTTGTAAACTTTACTCTTATGGATGTACCAGCAGTAAGAGAAGTTATTTCACTTATTGTAACTACTTTCTTCTGTGTACTCGCGCCAGTAGAGCAAGTGCCATAGTGGACAAGAGATAACTGTGTAGCAGAGTCTAAGTCACTTCTCGGGATACCATTTGTAGGCTTATCATACTTAGCATTCCAAGTATTCTTATCATTAGCTGTCACATGTTTGGTTGTATCAGCCACGTGCTGATTATAAGTCGTAACCAGAGCGCCTGTAATCTCCGAATTAATAGCTGCCCACTGATCAGCGGTGAATGATGAGTTATTAAGAGTAAATTCATACATCCATGATGATGAAGTAGCGGAATATTTATACCGTTTAAACTCAGTATTTCCAACCGAATCGGTTCCTTTAACGAATGCGTAATCATTATTGGTTACGGTTCCAGAATATGCCTCCAACTCAGCCAGAGAATTAAAGGTTCCTATAAAATATGCCGTGTTCGTTGATATAGAAGAATTTACAAAACTTTTATCGGCAAGTTGATTACTACTAGATGTCGAAGATGGTATCTTATCTTCAATATTTGTAACTCTTCCAGACAACGTGTTTAAATTTCCTGCGACCGCAGCTGCTGCTCCATATTGATCAGCACCAACATCTGAATAACTAAGAACTACATCACCTGTTTTATTATTTACAGATCTTACAGGGTATGGGGGCGGATTATCATCTCCATATCGATTAGCAACACCAAACGGATCGGGATTCACATACATCTGATTATGATCGGGATCATCGGTTAGAAATGTTTCACCGGCAACCCACGAACCGTCTACGATCGCAATCATTTCTAATGTTCCGTAAAGATATTCACCGGTTGTCTGATATATCACAGATGATGATACAGCCGATCCGACACCCATTAACGTCGCTGTTATAACAACGCTCTTTCCATTATTTATTGCTTCGTGAATTTCTGAAATGGTGTGATCCATGGTTCCGATCATATTAGACGGATTTATTGTTACCGAAACTGGAAACGATTCTACCAAACCACTAATATCACCGACATGTCCATTAACAGAAGTAACAGGATACGGAGGAGGATTACTAGAACTATACTGTTTTACATTATCAACGTTACCCAAACCAACTTCTGATTTTGTATATGAAGGTTTCGTAGAATTCTTAGCCCATGAAGGAACCGTTGGATCAGTTTCTGTCTGAATCGCACTATTGGCAAGAGAACATGCCGCCAAAATAGATTGAAGTCCATTCGGTGTTAAGGTGGCATTAAATTCAAGAAATACAGATGTATCGTCGCCACTATTCGTTATTCCTGAATAACCGTATAACCATTCAACATGAACGTCATCAGCTCCATAATAAATCCACCAGTTAAAAGAACCATAAATAGTAGATTCATCTTTCTCATATGCATAAATAGATGTCCATGCATCATTGCCCCACGCAGAGGTAATATGTACTGCTATCGGTCTTTCTTCATCAAAAGCATCTGAAATCTCAGAAATAGTATGATCCATATTACCAGAAAAACCAGATGGAGCACTAGAATCCTCGACTACTGTAACCGTAACTATAAAAGGCTCTGGTATAGAATCATTATCTAAATCACTTACTTTAGTTGGTACTTCGATATTAACTTTTTTGTTATTAATTGAAATGTCTATACCATTTACTTTAACGCCTTCTAGTTTATTAACTTGTGCACCAGTTTCAATTCCGCTTAATTTATTCTTTTCAGAAAGTGAGGTATGGACATCACCATTACTAACATGTCTAGAAAGATTTTGATTAACAGCATCGGCGGCCCCCAAAGGATCAGCTCCGACGTCATCGAATGAAAGGGAAACATCCCCATCTTTATTATTAACAGACGTTACTGGAGCAGACTGTAAAGCAGTATCAGCTTTTCTCAAAGAATCTCTAACATCTGAAGAAAGATGATCTTTTGGGATTCCAGTTGTAGGTTTATCGTATTTAGCATTCCAAGTATTCTTATTCGTTAATGTAACATGAATATCAGAATTGCTGAGATGCTGATTGTAAGAAGTTACGAGATCATCATTAATAGCCGAATTAATAGCTGCCCACTGATCAGCGGTGAATCCCGAATTGTTTAATGAATACTCGTAACTCCAAGAATTATTAGCATCAGAATACTTATACCTATTGAATTTAGTATTTCCAGCAGAATCTTCACTAATTACAAATGCGTAATCATTATTAGTTATAGTTCCGGAATATGCTTCAAGCTCTTCTACCGAATTAAATGTTCCAATAAAATGAGCAGTATTCGTACTAACTGTAGAATTAACAAAACTTTTATCTGCAAGTTGATTATTAATGGATGCCGCCTGAGGAATTTTATCTTCTATACTATTAACTCTAGCCGGTGCCACAGGAACAAAACCCAAAGCTGCTACTATATTTTGAAATGTTACTGAAGCATCCGATCCCGGTTCGCCTTTAATATTACCAATTAAAACCCAAGTTGCACCGAGCCAAATGAATATATCATATGATACGTTATTCAAATAAAGATCTTTGATTTTTTCGCCAGGCGGTGTTGTCTGTCCTGAATGATCAACAGCATTTCCAATTGTCCATTTAGTTCCATCAGTTCCGTCTAATCCGGGAATTCCTTCGGATCTTATACCGGTATCAATCCAAGATCCATTCACAAATATTTTCCAATGTTTAGTAACAGGATCTATAATCGGATTTTTATCGACATAATATTTGGCATTATTATGGTACGCCGGATCAGATTGTGGTACTGGATTACCGTTTCGAGTTCCAACCGCCCAAGACTCTGCTTCCAAACTATAATCAGAAGCTTCTTCTGAATAACGTTGAGAATCCTCCGATGCCGATTCGGCATAGTTTTTAGCATCTATCGCATCATTCTTCGCAGATATCGAATCGTTCTTTGCATTAATGGTATCATTTTTTGCCGAAACAGTTTCGTTTTTTGCTAATACAGCTTCATCGCTATACTCTTTAGAACAATCTCGATAATATTTTGCATTATCGGTTTCAAATTCCGGATCAATAATACCATCTTTGGTTCCTCTACTAAATGCTTCAGCGTCTCTTGAAAATTCTTCAGAAATATTAGAAGCAGCAATAGCAGAAGACTCGGAAAGAACGGCCTGTTCCGCAGCTTCCTCTGCTTTTTTGCTATACCATTTTGAATTGTTCTCATAGTATGGAGAATCTTCTTCTACCGGATCTCCATTTTCAGTTCCGGAAGCCCATCCTTCAGAAATTTTGCTAAACATGGAAGAATCTTCAGCGTGATCTGATGATTCTTGAGCCGAATCACTAGACTGTCTAGCCGATTCCTCAGCTTCGGCAGCCTTCTGTGGTACTTGCGCAAGATAAGCAATAATCGAAGAAAAATCGTCCGAACTTCTTATTGCTTCATCATCGTATATCGTTTTCTCTACTATAATAGTAAATGTAGAACTTGTTAACCATATAGAATCGGGATCTAGCGGACTTACTCTTTCCTCTTCAGTATTAACAACTTCCCCATTACTTCTAGCCACAACAACATCACATTCTATTTTGCCAGGAGCTGCAAGGAAATTAGTCGTTAAAACGAAAGTTATTGTATTATCATTGTTAATGTCTCCTACGAGATATACAGATGTTCCATCTGGCTTCTTCGCATTCAACATAGCAATATTTGACTCTCTACTAATTGGAATTATTCCTTTATAGCTCTTAAGAATAGTTTTTATAAATCTCGATCTTGTATCGTATTGTTTGGCATATATGCAAGATGGGGAATTTGAAAACGATTTATCTACATATAGAGATAAATTTGTAATCATATTAGGTTCAGCTATTTTAATCACCACCTTTAGTATGCTTTTCTTTCAGATTTAGTCATCGAACTAATGGCCACGGTATTCTTTTTACCAAGAGTATAAATTGTGTTTTTAGGATCATCTAAAGGTATTTTCAATTCAGTAACAATGAATATAGAATCTAGACCGTGTATGTCAGAAACAATTCGCACCCTGTCTAAAAAATTAATCTCTTCTATATCTCTATTTATCAAATTTAAATCTATCGCTGATATCTCGATATAAGAATTAATAAATTGTTGAGATTTTAAATATCTTTTTGCTTTGACCCACAAATTGGGTTGGTATTCAACATTATCCCAATGAACAACTCGTTCTATTCGTCCGTATGTATTCACTGCGGCTTCATTAATCATATAATAGGTACGAACGTGAATATCGCCGGTAGGGTGGTAATCGGGATGTGTTACTTCATCATATATACTTCCGAAAAGATTTACATATTTATCCAAAACCTTTAATGCTGGAGCACCCTCATCTGTATATGGACCAAGATTTTTACCTAAAGGAACAAGAACCGTAATTAAATCAGATATATCCCAAGAATGTATGAAATCCAAAAGATTTTTACCAAATTCTATTTTCTGTTCAATTAAAGGTAGATCCTCATCTCTCCAATAATATAAATTATTTCTATATGATGAATTAACATACTCATATTTCACAAATAAATGTCCACCTAATCTATTAACGAGCTTCTCTTTGAAAAAAGATAATGTCGTATCATAGTTACTATAACGATATAATAGATCTTCCGGTTCCGTTTCATCATCGCGCATTTTTATAGAATCTGAAACCAAAAAAATTCTTTTTTCCAGACCAACCTTATCATTATGTGCGATATTTGGACCGCCACTATTTAAAAACCATCTAAATAATGCCGAAAGAGTAACTTGATCATATCGACCGGGTGGTAGAATTGTGTCAGTCAAATATGCTAATTCTCCCTCGCATGTATATTTTCTATTATTCCAAAAATCTTTTTCGCACTCTATCGGCCTTCCTCGCCATAATACACTGCCGTTCTTCTTTACCATTATAACACTAGTTAACAAATTAATATGATCACAAGAAGGATGCGACGCGGGCATGATAAATGTAAACGATCCTGGTTCATTATCCTTCAAATGTAATTCGGGTTCTAATATAGTAAACTCTGTAGAAGCGAAAAAATCGTCATATATTATTTCATCATCGACTGATGGATTACAAATATAAACCGAATACATACATCATAACCTCTTTGCACTAAATAATATATCAACGCGATATGTTGAACTAAAAGCCGAAGGAGCTTCAAACAATATGGTAGCTTCGGGACCTAAAAATATCATATCCTCGTATAAAAAATCCTTCGGTGTATTCAACGACACATCCATATCTGATATTTGATGCTGAACACTTATATTTAATTTCGGATTACGAAAATCGATTATGAAAGGATTTCCAGCTGCTCCATATGTTCTTTTGACAATAAAAGTTGGTTTGACGGGAACCGTTCCATAATCAGCATCAGTTAATACTACCGAAACAGGCATTGTAGATGTTGTAGACGGGGACACCTCAATATTCTTAAGGCTCGGTTTAATCTCTATAGAAGACATAATACTTGTTTTAAAGGGGTATAATTCATAATCTATAGTTACAGTAGACCAACTTCTATAACTTTTATATTCTTTGAGTTCAAACCGTCCCTCGTAATACCAATTCGGATCATCCTCCAATTTTACAATTCTTTGTTTACCGTGTAAATAAGCCATTATTTCAGAATATAACTCATACCACGGTGTATAATCGTTTAATACGATAAATTCCAAAGAACCTTTACGATTCTTAAAAACCGGATACCCGGTTAATGATTCTGTTAAATCAATAGAACCATTTGCACCGGGTATCTCGATTATGTGTTTTTTAACTTCGGGTGTCGCAAATATCGGCCTTGAAGACGGTACTATGTGCCAGTCATCATGCGTATTTATTTCATCCTCTAAAAAATCGTCCAAAAATATAAGAGAATGGTACATTTTTATCGTCTCCTTTCGGTTTTTATCGCTTTCGCACCTAATGCGTAGTCCATTGGATCAACTAGCGACCCTACAAGTTTACCAGTATCCATAACAACAGTAAGACCATTAAGTCTATCAACGATACCAGAAAGCTCAGATCTTAATTCGCGAACTATATTGTCTGATTCTGAGGAATAAGGAATTTCATTTTGAATTGTTGTTTTAGTAGGAATACTAACTGATGCCGAGTTAGCAAGATCGATAGTTCTTCCTTTTGAAAAATACCTATCCATCTTTGAAACACCATATTCAATATCAGAAAGATCTATAACGGGTCTTATTACCGGATCATATTCCAAATCGGAATCTATAGTATCACAAAGCTGAGAAATAGCGTCGTTTAGCCCTTCTCTTGCCTGATCACCGATTCCGTAACCTGCATAAAATGCCGAATTCATGTTATCCGAAAATGCATTTACAAATCCCATAACGGAAAAACGACCATCTTCATACATTATTTTAGAAGGTGATTCTATATCGAGACTTTCTTCAAGTCCTTTGCGAGCTCTTTTTCCTATTACAGCACCTGCATTTTTTACAAGTTTTAATCCTTCTTCATTTATTAAACCGTCTATGAATCCTTTAACAAAATACACTCCGTTTTCAAAAGACTTGGCATAACTATCATTCGATCCAAGAACCTTATATGCTTTGTTGATTAGATCGTTTGCTGCTTTTTCAACCATATGTATATTATTGTCACTGGTAAATGCTGATGCAAACTTTTTAATTCCAGTATTTCCAAAATTCATCAAGCTATTTCCAAAATTATCAATAGACTCTATGTCCATATTGGTAATATCTTTAACTACATCTAATATCTTTGTTATTTGATATGTTGCTTGGGAAACATCGCTCATAACAATTGACGATATGGATTTATAATAAGAATAAAAAGATTTGCCAAATGAATCAAGATTATTTCCAAATGCATTAAGATTCGAAACTATACTTTCCCATTCTTTTCCAGAAAGATTCTTAACAATATCAATAACCATAGTTATAACATTTGCGGAATCTTTGACCGATTCATTATCAATATCTTTAATAGTTTTACTATACGATACAAATAATGGTGCAAAATTTGAAAGTTCAGACCCGAACTTTATTAAACTATGATCGTCACCAAATAAAGATTTGAGGCCGCCAATAGATGATGCATTATCAGCAATATTAACTAATGCAGATATCGCTGATGCCGATTGCGATACATTATCATTATCAACATCGGATATAGTATTTCCATATTTCACAAAATATGGCGCAAATTCTGAAAGATCTTTCCCAACATTAAGTAAAATATGACGATCGTCTACCAAATCTTTTAAAATATCAATCGATAATGTCGAATCTCCTATCTTCGATAAAACGGAAACAAGATTTGAAGAAGCGAATACGGCTCCGGATTTGAAATCAGATATACTTTCACTATATTTAACATAATACCATGCAGAATTGGTAAGATCTGGTCCAGATGCAACCAATTGCGCTGTTGCTTTTGCAAGATTGTCAGAATTAATATTTGACATTTTAGCCATAATATCAACTATTGAACTTGTTGCATTAGAAACTGCTGATATTTTATACGAATCGACGTCTTTTATTAAATCGAAATAGTCTATAAATTCTTCTCCAAATGCCGATAAATCTTCTCCTAGATTTTCAAGAACACCATCGGTAAATAATCCTCCGGTATCGAGGTTCTCACTCATCTCTGAAAGTTCAACTAATGATTTAGCAGCATTAGCTGATGCAATGACTACTTCCGGTTTAATACCACTTATAGAATTGGCATACGATTTAAAAGAGTCTCCAAATATCTTCAAAGATTCTCCAAACTTCCCAATGTCGTTGTCCCCAGCGAATACACTTATAAGTCCGCCTTCATTTGGAAGATCTTTCGCCATATCAGAAAGAGCTTTTGTTGCCTCTGCTGACAATTTTATTCTACTTATATCATCATCAGTAAAACCAGAAATAGATTCGGCATAGCTCTTTAACCCTTTTCCGAAAGGTTTCAGTCTCTTTCCGAAATCGTCAATGTCGTTATTACCGGCAAACCAGCTTACAACTCCATCAGTATTAGGAAGATCGCTTGCTAACTCAGAAAGTGCTTTAGCGGCTTCTACTGATATCTTTACTTTAGCGATATCGTCATCAGTAAGAGTCGAAATGATTATCGCATAATCTCTTAAACCGACAGCGAAAGGCGCTAAACGGTGTCCAAAATCGTCAATGTCGTTATTACCCGCAAACCAGCTTACAACTCCATCGGTATTCGGAAGATCGCTTGCTAATTCTGAAAGTGCTTTAGCGGCTTCTACGGATATCTTTACTTTAGCGATATCATCATCAGTAAGAGTCGAAATGATTATCGCATAATCTCTTAAACCGACAGCGAAAGGCGCTAAACGGTGTCCAAAATCGTCAATGTCGTTATTACCCGCAAACCAGCTTACAACTCCATCAGTATTCGGAAGATCGCTTGCTAATTCTGAAAGTGCTTTAGCGGCTTGAGCAGATAAAGCAATTTTCTCAATAGCAGACGAAGAAAGCGTTGATATAACTTCGGCATATGAACATAAACCAATTCCAAAAGGTACTAATCTTGCTCCAAAATCATCGATATCATTATTACCAGCAAAGAACTCAACAACTCCTCCGGTTCTAGGCAAATAACTAGCCATTTCAGCTAACATTTTGACTGCTTCGGAAGATGCTTTAAAATCTTCAGTACCTAGTCCAGAAACACTTTCTGCATAAGCACGAAGATTAGGACCAAGAGCTGCTAATTCTTCACCAAATCCAGAAATCGATGTTCCTCCAAGCATAAATGATGCAATACCATCAAGTACGCTAGCAGCAGTCAGTACAAGGATGACATCTGCTATGGATTTCACACCATCCATCATACTTGGAGTTATATACATCGCACCATTAATGAACGGCTGCAAATTCGTCATGAAAGTCGAAAGATTTGTACCTATAGAAGGCAGGAAATCCGTCATACCTTTAGCAAATCCACCAACAATGCTTCCTACAAAATCTCCAAGTACTCCACCAATAGTCGAAAGAAGTTTTCCACCCTCTCCAATGAGCCAATTAAGCCCTGGAAGTTGTTGCAATTCTCCAAGAGCTGCTATCATAAATGCAATTTCAGCAATAACAGCAGTTGTTCCAATTACACCAATTGCAGCAGCCGGAGCAAGCGCTCCTAAATTAGCAAGAAGTGTCATGATTATCGTCATAATCCCGACGCCTTTTAGTGCTTTTTCTAAGATTTCAGGCTCAAATTTCGACATCGAATCATATACGCTGGAAAAGAATGTAACTAGCAAATTAACAACCGATTCAACTAACTCTGGTAATTTTTCGGTAATACCATCTAATATCTTTATAATTAGAGTAAATAGTTTATCGACTATTGATGGTACATACTCAACTAAAGAACCTAATAAAGAATCGATTACTGTAAGTAACCCTTCAACTAATTCAGGAACACATTCAACAATTATCTCGATTATCTTTAATATAATGTCTTTAATAGCCGATCCAAGTTCCAATATGTTACCAGCAATTCCGGTTATTAAAATAGTTACAAATTCTGCAGTTTTCTTTGCGATCATCGGAAGCTGACTGAGAATAGCAGAAATCACAATGTTTAACGAATAGGCAAAGACATCAGCAACCAAACAGAAATTAGTAATGGCTATTGATACTGCCCAAAGAGCAGCACCGACTAAAGCAAGTCCCGCTCCCATCAACAACATCGCAGCACCTATTCCTGCCATTATTCCGACATATTCTCCTAAAGCATATGCTGCAACACCGAATATAACAAATACACCGGCAACAAATAATAACGATTTTGCAAGATCTTCCCATGACAATTCGCCTATAGACTTCATTACCGGTGCCAAAATTGCTAAAGCAGATGCAATCAATAACATCGATGCGCCTATAGACAACATACTCTTTTTATCAACGGTCTTTGAAAAGGCAACCATTCCGCCAAGCAATAATGCTATCGACACTAACCCCTTAACTATTCCTCCCAAGCTCATAGAACCAAGAGTATTCATTGCTTTGGAAATTATAACTAATGCCGAACCAACTAAAATAAGAGCTAATCCAACTGATATAATCCGTTTTGTATCTACAAGTTTTGTAAAACCTCCGATTTCAGCAAGTAATACGCCTACAGAAAGAAGACCTTTAATTATATCTCCCCAACTCATCGAACCAAACGATCTCATTACTGGAACTAAAATATTCAATGCAGTTGATATTAAAATTAAAGCAATTCCAGTGGATAAAATACGTTTAGTATCAACAATCTTAGTAAAACCAGCAATACCTGCCAAAAGACCTCCGATAGCCAACAGACCTTTAATAAGAGTCTCTAAATCTAGCATCCCTAATGATTTTACGGCCGATGCTAATATCTTCAACCCAACAGCTAATATTACAACGCTTATGGCTGTTTTTATCATACCACTCTTTTGAGTATTGACAAGCTGTATAAAACCTATAATTGCACTAAGTAATGCTCCAACTCCAATCAAACCTTTAATCAAATCACCAGTATTTAGAGATCCTAGCGATTTTGCCGCAGAAGCAAGTATTTTGATTGCTATTGCAAGAGCAATAAGAGAGGTTATACCTTTGGTTACATTTTGAGTACCTTTTTGGCTGTCATAACTAAGAAGTTTAACGCTACCAACAAGTTCTTCAAGTAATATAGAAATAGCAATAACACTTCCGGTTAATTTATCGGAATCAATCGAGGCTATTTTCTTAAGTGATATAGAAAGAAGAAGCATAGCTATCGATAATTTTATCATAGTGTTAGTGAAGCTATTAACGATCATCGCATTGGATGATTTAGTAGTATTACTCAAAAGAGCCATCGATCCTACAAGTTCCGAAAGCATCATAGTAATAGCTCCTAACGACGCTGCAAGTTTCGAACTATCTATTAAAGACAAAACAAGCAACGAAGCTGTTAAAATTGCTACAGAAATGGCTATTTCCTTTATCGCTTTTGCTTTTATTGTTTCCTGTAACGATTTTAAATTGTTCTGCACACCATTTAATACACCGGAAATACCTTCTATAATTCCTTTCAGTCCACCTAGAAAAGTGTTATTTCCGTTGAAACTCATTAAAAACTTAGTAATACCAGCGGCTATGCCACCAAATGAAAGACTATTTATAAGATCTATGAGACCGTTGAAATCAGCCTTTGAAAGCATGTCTATCAATCTTTCAAACACGTTGAGTATTATGTCAAGTGTTCCAGCTATGCTTTTTCCAAGTAATTTTGCAAGAGACGTTAATACTTTTGCGATGTTTGTTCTCTCAAATGCCGTTTTAATCCCTTTAAATATCGATTTGATTCTTTCCCATATTTTGATAAGCCAACCAGCAACCGAAGAAGCAGCCGATTTGATTCCGTCAAGTGTAGAACTTGCTTTATCAAGTCCCGGAGTTGAAAACTTGCTTTTCAGCTTATCTATCAAGTCAGATATGTTCTGTTTAATAACATCGAAATCCGGAATATGAAAATACTCTTTAACCGCTTTAAAAAACTCAATTATCTTGTCTTTAGCGGTTACAACAAAACCAATAACAGAATCTATAGATTTTCCGAAAATATCATTCTGCTCGATGAAATCATCAAGTTTTGTAAGCCATTCTCCGATATTTCCAGTAATATCAAGAACTTTATCGCCAAGGGAACCAAACCCTTTTACTGCGGGTCCTAATATACGAGTTGTTATAGCAGAAAGAAGTTGCTTAACGATATTCAAAACTGCAAATAACCCTTTGAAAGTGCTTTTTAATTTATTAGCAGTTTCCTCACTTGGGTGAAGCTTCGCAGTAAACTCTTCGAGTTTTCTGGAAAAATCAAATAAGTCTTTAGCTGTTTTCTTTGGAAATATCTCGTTAAATGCTTCTTTTACGATGTTAATACCATCGACAATAGAGTGAAACAAATTCCAAAAAGAATCGAGAAGCAATTCCCGACCCGTTCTGGTTTCTCCAGATGCATCATCAACCATGGTACGCCATTCTTCAAGAAGAGCATTACGTTCTTCGCCACCGGCGGCAAAAACGTCCCATAACTCGTTAGCCAACTGAGTCCAAAGCTTTTTTGCTTCGTTATAATTGCCAAAAACTTTTTCAAAGCTGGTCATCCACCCGGTAGAAACAGCGTCTTTAACTGAATCTATAGCTTCCCGAAAGGTTTTAGCTTCTTGTGCTGCTTGTAACGACCTTCGTCCCAAATCATACTCTTCACTCGATAATCCAGACAAAAGCTCTGTTAATTCTTCAACGCTCTTTCCGGTTTCTTTCGATATGCTGGACAAATCAGCGACACCATTAGCATAATCTTCGGTATATCCAAGCAGTTCAGTTGCAGTAAGCCCTGTTTCTTCGGTCGCTTTATACAATGCGTTTGTAAATGAACCATACTCATCTAATACTTTCATGAGTACATCACTAGTAAACCATTTATCTTTTAACGCTTCTGCAAAATTTGTAACGCTAACTTCTCCTTTATCTCCACTAGCGGCTATATATGATCCATTTCCAATATCTATAAGCGTCCCCAATTCTACAGCAGCATCTATAACATGTTGCTTTAATTCTATGGTCGACATATTAAGATTTTCCAAAGACTTCCAGTCTATTTTTTGGATATATCCAACGCCCATGGCTTGAGAAAGATTATACATAGCACGGGATGCGCCCTCGGCATTAACACCGGAAATAGCTGCCCAGTCAGCAATACCTTGCATGGCTGTAACAGCATTATCAAGTTTTACCCCTGCGGATGTAAATTTACCAATGTTACTAACCATATCAACAAAATTGTATGATGTTTCATCAGTAAACCAATTAAGTTTATTAAGTTGATCACTAACATATTCCATTTGTTCGCCAGTATCCTCGAATTGCGAACGAGTTGCAGCCATAATCGTCTGAACAGCTGCTGTTTTACTGGCATACTTTTCAAAACCTGCTGAAATTTGGTCAATCGTTAATGACGACACTAATTGCTTTCCCGCGTCGATAAAATAGCTTACGATTTTTCCACAAGCTACTTCTGCCGCTATTCTAAGAGCATCGAATTTTATAGATACTTTTTCAGCGGCTTCGCCCAACACATTCATTCCGGAGGAGACGTTATCAAGCTTGAGATCCTCTTTTAGTTTACTAAGTGTTCTTCTACTTTCTGAAACATTCTTTTCAAAATTCGAATTATCGAATTTCATTTCAACGATTTTTTCGTCGATTTGTCTGCTCACAGCTTCTTAACCTCCTCCCACGCACGATCTGAAATCTCATCAAAAATAGGACGAAGCGTCGGATTTATGAAATCCCGACCTTCAACCCATGATCCATTTTGAGTGGCATGACCGTATTGTATAAGAATAGCTATAGGTATGCCATCATTAACATTTGAATTATAAAAAGAAATAGAAACTGTATTTTTTGTTCTTTCGATTTTATAATCCCAAGAAGACGCGGTCTTCCCAGTATCGATTGGTGTAGCCTTTTTAAGTGCCTCAACACCTCGTTGAGCTATTATATCGAGTTGTCCAATTCGAATAATGTTTTTAGACTTCTCAAAAAAACTATTAAGTCCTTCGAAATCACCTTTTTGGCTAAATCTTATCACTATTTACCCCTTTGTATTGTGACGTTTTCTTCGCATAGCATTCAAACGAGCATTTTGTTGAAGAGTTTCTCTTTTACTCATTTTTTTAGGTGGTTTATTTTTTATATCACATACTCGAATAAGCGTTAATAACCGATTTATATGCCATTTCTGACATTCAAAGGGTATCTCGAGGGCAACCATCCAGTAATAAATTAATTCCGAGGTTATTTGTTCGCTTCCATTCTTACCCTTTCCTTGACTTTTAATGGTTGTTGCGGTCATAGCATCGTCCATGTATTCCCGTATTTTTTTCATAACTGAATTAGGTATACCATCAAATACTAAAGGATTAACATTTTGGGTTATCGTCATACAACGAACATAATCAATAAGCTCTTCCCTAGTTTTAGGATCTTTATTCAAAAATGGTTTATGCCATTTACTTTCCCATTTTGAAATAGAAACCAACGAATGCTCGAGTTGAAGGGTTGTTCCTTTTATAGTTACAAACTCTTGGGTCTTATTATCAAAAGATTCTATATCAGGTATTAATACCGTGAGCATTCGTTGATCCCCCTTATCTATATTAATTATTCATTATTAGTAATAAGCTTTTTATCGATTTTTTTATCCGACGCTTCAGGAAGAAGTCCCGAAACAAATTCACTAGGATCTATCTGATTAGTTACAAGTTGCATAAACAGAATAGAATATGCTTCGGTTTCAGAAAAAGCTTTGGAAATCTCCGGACTTTTGACAAAGCGTCTTCCATCAGGACTCTTTTCACCATAAGATTTGAGAAGTATGTCCTTAAATACAACCATGATAGTTTTCATGTCCTGGGCAGCAGTAATTCGACGAATCATCTCGGCAAGGCCGCCCTCTGTTGTAATTTCCATTTCGGTTATTTCTGCTTCAGAAAGATTAAAGAAAAAGTCTTCGGTTCTTTCAAGACCGTTATAATCTTTATAAGTAATTGTTCTTTTAAGCATAATAATTTCTCCTTTCGAATAAAAAGAAGGGGACGTTTTATTAAATAACGTCCCCACATGTAATTCCCACCATATACCAACCCACAATATTCAAACGATAATCACAAAATTAACCATCAGCATTAGAAACATCCATATTCAATGAGAGCAATATTTGTTTAACATCATTACCTATAGCCCAAGGACCAGAACGACTAGCCATGCTAATAGGACAAACGGTATTAGTACCAACAGTCGGTTGACCGTTTGTATCCATACCAGCAAGATGTATCAAAGATAGAGCATTTATATTACTACTTGAAATAAACTCGTATTGCCCCCTAATAAATGACCAATTAGATAATCCACCTGGGGGATCATTCGTATTTACTATAATAATTGCTCCGTCTCCAAGATTTATTGCTGCGACATCATCCGCAACACTTATTGGAAGGTAATTCATCATTAAATCTGGATGCTCTCCTGGTACACCACTCGTTAAAGGAACATCAGAAAACGCTTCTAAAGCAGGTCCACTCGGGAAGTATATCTGACTTGCAACGGCAGACATTGAAATGCTTGTCGAATATCGTTCAAACTCGACGGTTATTATTCCTGCGGCGGAACAAGGCTTATAATTTCATCAGGAAGCGGCATTCTAGGTTCAGCATTCTGAGTTCCATACAAAATCTTTTCGAGTGCTTTAAGCTTATTTGCCGGCGTCTTCGTAGAATCAATGATAAGACAAGCAGTAGGCTTATGATTAGTAACTGCGACCGGAGTAGTACTAATTTCCCACGAGAAAGTAATAGCATCGGGACTATCATTTACAGATTCATATGCTCTTTCTGCGGGAGAAGCCATCGCCCCATAAATGAGATGAATCTTATAGCCTTTATCATTGCCATCGGTATCATTCCCAACAATGGTCTGAAAAGAGAATCCAAAAGGTTTTCTCTTCTGCTGACCAATAGTAATGCCAGTATCGACTTCAGCAGATCCGTCACATTCTGCAAATTCATCAGGATACGTGTATGCCTCGATAGTAGCTGCAAATTCCTCAGCAGACATAAGATTAAGATACTTTATATCGTCGGCATAAAGAGCGGTGGGTTCTGCTCCGGAGGGACTTTCACTTACAGAAGTAAGTCCGTTCCAAGCAACACCATTCACATATTCATTACTGGAGTTAAGCTTATAAAGAACACCTTTCTTAACACCAGTCTCATAATATCTTTCTCCGATTTGATCCCAAACAAGTTCACTCATTTTTGATTCCTCCATTTAATAATGATTAGTATAAATTGTAAATACCCAATGATTTAGATTATCAGATGAATAAAATCGAACAAATTCGCAATATGGTAATTTTAAAATCTTATCTACAAATATAGAATCTATATCCGTATCTATAAGAATTACTGAAAATCTATCAAATCTCGAATATCGTTCATCATTAGCATCCAAAAAATTTATTTTTTCTAAAGAATATCTTATACATGGGTATTTCATTTTTAATGTTGCTGGAGGTTGAAAATATACATTTCTAGTACCCATGATAGAAACGAACAATTCATTTAAATCATATCGACTATTCATTGTAAACTCCTCCAACAGTTAAAAATAATCGCGGATGTTGGACTTCTACATTAGTCACTTTCCACTTAACTCCGAGCCAACTAACATATTTAATGTTAATAAAATTTTCATAGGCAAAGGCATCGGCTACGATACTTATTTTGTTATTAACAACTATATTATCGTTTAACCCGGATCCATTTTCATTTCTCTTGGAAAATTGTAAAATATCACCAAAATAATTTTTATCTATAATATAATCTTCATATACACCTGGCGCTCGTTCACCAGTTATGCCGTAGCCGATTACACCAAAAAACTTTGCCATTTTGATTTATTAACCCTCAGGCTCCGCTTCTTCCTCAGGCTCAGAATTCGGAGTAACAGTGGCGGGAATGAAGTCAAGAGCAATCGCAGAATACGGTTTAACAAGTGCTCCGGAGCAACGAGTCTCGATAAGATACTTCTGCTGGTTGTAATCAATATCGAAATCATCGAACAGAGACACTGCTCCTCCCTTATCAGCACCAACATTATAGTCCTGAAGATTAACCATAATTGCGCCGAGAGTGTGAACTACGCCATCAACAGTTCTTGTAAGATTGTCAAGGATGGGAGCAGTGATAATCTCTTTGACACGAAGCTTGTTCGCAAGCTTTTCCGGAGTTTCATACAGATCTCTCCCGATATTATCAGTAAGAAGCAGGCATGAACTAAGAAGGTCTTCACCAATAAAGAGAGTAGGATTACCAGAACCCTTATACAGTTTTCTATTCTTGATAAGAGAACGAATAAACTTCTTAGCCTTATCATCTTCGCCACCACCAGATTCGAGCTCTACATTAACATGAATCGTATAGAGATCAGCGTCAGTCCAAATCGGTCGAATGTGGTCTTCTTTGATCTTATCTTCGGATACGGAGGTTCTACCGTCACCAACAAGAAATGCGCGAGCAAGTTCCTCATCAAGCATAAGTCTCATCTCAGACTTAAGCCATGCAACAACATCGAAGTCTGTAATGTCGACCATGTCATCGCGGTCAATCTTCTGCTTCTTGTAAACGGTCTGGGGATCGGTCGTTCTACGAAGAAGACCAAACACCTCTTCCTTCTTGAGACTGCCCTTAGTATAACCTTTTGCTCTCGCTTCATCAGAGGTAAGGTTTGCTTCCATGGATTTAATCCTAGAAAACGGAGTGTGATGAGTAGCATTAAGAACCTTCTTAACCCAACCCATATCACGAGTAATCATGTTGGGAGTAGTAGTTACATTCTTTGCATCGGGGAACAAATAATCAATATTCGTAATACCGTGTGCAATAGCACTTGCGCTCATAGATCCATATCGAGGAGCATCGTCGATAATCGCTTTCATGTCAGAATGCGAAATAACATTCTCCTGAGTTTCATCATTATTGTCGAAAACATTGTGTTTCATTTCATCATCTCCTTCATCATTGTTATCATCGTCTTCTACTACAGAACCGACGATTGCGTATACTGCTTTCTTCTGCTCTTCGGTAAGAGTGTCGAAAATCTCACCTATTGTTTTTCCAGATTCACTATGTTCCATTTCTGTATCTTCTTTCGTTTCTGTTTTTTTATTTTCAATGGAATTATCTTTGTTTATTTCTTCATCCGAATGTAAAATATCTTCATCCGGATCATCAACGGAAATATATTCTCCGCTATAAATAATACCTTCATCAACAGTTCCATCCGAATGCTTCAACACACAATCGATATATGCTGCTGGATTTGCTGCGGCAAGAACGAGACTTACTTCGCGAATTGCTCCGTGGGTAACATCCCCTCCATTTTCAGTCAGCTTATTTGCATATATGGAGAGCATATTAATGTCTCCGTTTTTGACCTGTTCTTTTGCCGCAATCCCCTTGGCGGTCTTATTGAACTTACCGTAAACATAAACGCCCTCATCTCGATTTTCAAGAAGAGCGTGTCCAAGAACATTGGTGGGGTCGTTATGCTGGTGGTTCCATACCAAAGGGACGGTAATTCCATTCTGTTCGGCGAACGCATTTTTTCTTATTGTACGTCCGTCGGAACATCTGACATCATTTCTGGTCGCCCATCCACTGAAATCATACTGTTCCATTTTGAAATTCCTCCTCTGTATAATAATTGTTCACATCGTTCACCTTTTCACTCGGAGCGTTTATATTCCTGTTTCTAAGCTCATCAGCATGTGGATCATCTGATGGAGTAAGTCCTAATTTACTTCTTAGTTCATTAGGAGACATAATCTCATTTCTCGTAAGCTTATCAGCAGTCTCTGCGATCTTATCAACAGGCATGAGTTTAAACGGGTCACGATAGAAGAAAATTGACTGTTTTTGTGTTATAGCAGTCTTTGTAAGAAACTTTCTCTTTGATTCGTCCCTTATCGATGCTAAAATCGGTTCTATGGTACGATTATAATAATTCACCATAACCTTCTCTTCGGCAGTTCCATCCATTACACTCTGCGTTATACCTAACTGGCTATATAGCATACTCGTTAAATATTCGATTTGTGTCATTAGATTGTTGCTGACGGGTCTGTTAAGCTGAGTTATCTTTTCAGTACCATCTGTATATGCTATTCCATACTTGGATCCGGTTAACTGCCGTTCTATTTCTTTTCGTCTTGATTCGGCCTGACGTCTTCGATCAGGTGTTTTTACAACATAAGGAAGCTGAATAATAAGATCGAGTTTTCCCGCTCCGCTTTGTTCGTCAACTACGTCCAAAATGTTCAACTTTCTTATAAGTCTCTGCATAGTGGAATTCTTTTCATTAATTATCGAATAAAGCGGATTTTCGATCAAAGCCACTGCTTTCTTTGGGAGAATAATATCTTCTCGTAATCCGGTAGCCTCGTTGTATAAATTAACTTTTACTCTTTCGGGATACCACTCAATGACTTTTCCGACTCGCAATGACAAGACGTCAAAAGATCCTAATTTAGGGTTTACCGAAGTCTCGGTAGGGACGAGAGCCACACATCCTTCATCGAGCATCGACATAACTATATCTTGCATTAATGCTCTTCCGGTTTGATCGATATTTGCCTCTGTCGTAAAACATCTTTCAAGATTACTATCTATAATTTCAAAAAAATTTCCTTTATCGTCCAATCTTACATGGTGCATATCAATAGAAGCCGCATCCATGGCAATTCGATTGAATACTGCAGTAACTATCGAACGGTCGTTTCCTATAGAATAACTTACTTTGTCTGGTCGATAATAGTAGCCTGGACCAATATCAACATAATCGTCGGTCGGGTCCCGGTTACGAAATACGTTCCAGGCATGTTTTAAAGAATGAAAAATTGATGCCATTTTGATTTTTCGCCCTCCTAAGAAATGGATTAAAAAAAAGAACCGCCGAAGCGATTCATAAAAACTTATATAGTATTAATCAGCATATTCATAAAAGTCGACGGTTTCTACTATTTCAGAAAAACTCTTTCCATCGAATACCGGATCATTGATTAATTCATCGAAACTGGAATACTTAAATTCCTTATCGCCATATAAAATGGAAAACTTGTTATATGCATGGATAACTATTCCGCAATTCGTTTCTCCATATCTAAAATATGCGTCTTCTGCACACCCGATTACGTTTTCTCTTATTTTAGATAATGATACACCAATCATAATATATCTCCGTTTAGTTTTTTGATTATAGTAGGTATTCCATGTTTTACAGCATCCCTCGTTATTAATTTTCCATCATCGCGCCATTCATACCAATGAATATGCGCTCCCTTGGGATGCTGTTTTGGGTGACCGTGATCATTCGTATGGATTGCGATTCTTTTAATCCCTTTCGAATCATAGAATGATCTTGAAACTATCTCTCCTGATTTTCCAATTTTATCGACTATAGCATTAGGCTTAAAACGTATAGAGGGATCTTTAGTTCCCTTTATCGTTGTGATAATTGTATCACTCGGATTATTAAATGTCAATACTTTGATCCTCTTTGTTTCCTCACGAAGTGGATAAGGTGGTCCTCTCCTGACTCCCCATTTCTGCCCTTTTATCCCGTGATGAAATAGTTCATTTTGATATAATTCATATCTCCATTTCTCCATACGTTTCCTCTGAGTCAACGCTTCTGAGCTTTCAACATACGTATAACATCTTTCGCATTAATTTTACCATCTCCATTTGCATCTGCTTTCTTTTTGTCGACATTATTCTTCGTCGGATCAATAATATGCTTCATCGTTGATATTGCATTAGAAGAGATAATCTTATTTATAATATCTTTTCCTCTCTGCTCTTTTTTCATCTGTCTAACAACGTCTTTTGCATTTATCTTACCGTCTCCGTTTGTGTCAGCTTTCTTTTTATCGATCGAGGTACCGTTCGGATTTACAAGATGCCTCATTGTCTGCTGAGACTGTGGAATTCGTCGTCCTTCATATCCTTCGATTCTTCCTACCGTACCTGTCCCAAGCTCTTCTCCTCGACGTTTAATGTCTAAGACTTCGACGGGCATTATTCGAAGTCTACGAACGCCCCATTTCATTCCTTTTACGCCGTGATGTGTCAAATAATTCTTTTCTCCAACTTTCCACTTGTTTACACTCCTTATTCAAATGCGTCTTTATTTTCTTTATAAGCAACATATGCGTCCATCAATGCTGCCACCGCGTCAATCTTTTCTTCTCGGCGACGCTTACATAATTTCCTATTTCCATTTGTGTCTTCAAGAGTAATACAATTACCCATAGAAAAGCACATCATATCCTCATCAAATATAAGCATTCTTTCTTCGGCTAATGCTTTCAACTCGCCGAGAGGAACCGTCTCTGTCTTAAATCCTTGCCGTACAGTCACAATTCCGAATGGACCGTTTTCCCGCTCCCATCGAGCAATAAAGTCTTTTGCGTTATACGGGTCGAACCCGAGACAACGAACGTCGTATCTCATTCTTGTAATGTGTTCGTCAAGATCTTCATAAACTCGATCAAGATCAAGCACGACACCGTCCATAACTTTTAAGCTGCCCTCAGCCATAAATTGCTCATATTTGATTCGAAGTGCTGACGGTAGCTTGAACTGAGTCGTCGATGTAATATAATTGAGCGTCTTAATTCCGAACTTACCATTAGAAAGCGGGAATAAGAAGGTAAAGGCGCAGAAATCGTCTCCTTGAGAAAGATCGATGCCGAGAGCGCATGGCTGCTGCCAAAAATCCCTTTTTCGAAGTTGTGGAAGGGTTTCTTCATATGTAAAGAAATATGTATACCCCTCCATAGCAAGTCCGAAACGCTTAGCAAGAATATCATTTCTCGCCGATGGAACTTTTTCCGCTCTTTCCACGTCAAGTTGATATGTCTCATATGAAACTGTTTTTCCGATGTTCGGATTTGCTTTCAACCACATTCTCGGGTCTCCAACTTCATTAACATCGTCGAGCTTATACCACCAGATTGAAACGTGCGGATTAACATACTCGCCTTTGAGTATGTCCATAAGTTCCATTTTGATTGTGTCGCCGCTTCCATTTCTAACTGTTCCTTCAGAAGAAGTAGCGACTATCAAATAATCGTCGAGTTTAGATGCGCCTTGCTCTAATGCACCGATAACGTCTTCTCTTATGTCTCCGGAAAGCCACTCATCAACAGTCGCGATCTTGCATCGAAGCCCTTGAAGTTTGGCAATACTCATTGGACGGACCTCAATGAGTGATCCGGTTAAGAAATTCTCTATTCCTTTTTTTGTAGAAGCAAGCTTCAGCCTCTTTGCTTTTAGCCCTGTAGTGTTTTGCAGTGATCCGTCTGTCAAAAACTTAAAAAGCGGTCCTCTTGCTCTAGTTATAGCAGTCCTTATAGGCGACATCACCTCATCAGCCTGTTTCATCGTAGGGGCGGTAGCCACCTGATGTGTAGTCGATGTATCTACATTATGAAAGAATGACTGTATACATGAATCATAAACCGATTTAGCAGCGCCTCGACCAACTATCAGATACTGCTTGTTAATCAAGCGCTTCTTTATGCGTTTCGTAATGTACCTACCGCCCTTATAGTTAGAATCTGGTTGAAACACGCTTCGCTCAACAAAGTAATACCATCCGAAGACCTGCTCGCCCCATAATTTGAAAGTATCAAGAAGCGTTAAGTCTGAACCGTCAGTCAACGTTAATTCATTTTCACAATACCGAATCCATCCTTCAACCGCCTCATCATCGTAATAAATATTTGGATTCTCGATGAGCGCATCGATCCTCGACATTTCCATAGCGACCTCTTTACAGACCGGTATCTCGTCATTCAACACTGCTTCACGAAATAAGCCGTAATACTTCGGCGTTGCCGTGTTTGATAGGGACATTTTTTGCTCCTTACTATATAATGAATAATTGACATTGACTGGATAGTGTGTTATACTAATGTATCATTGATATGGAGGTATGTAATGAAAAATTTCTCTCTTGGTTCTAATGAAGCATTGCTATTCGAAGGTTCTGTCGTAAGAAAAAATACTACAAATTCAAAAGCAATCAGAGTGAGCCTTTACTTAACGAACTTAAACCTTATCTTTGAGATCATACATAGAAAACTATTTGCTAAATCTGAAGTTGAAATAGAATATATTCCGATTTCGCAGATAAAAGTTTATAATGACATTCCTCAAATAAAAACATCCGGATACGAAGTAACTGTCTTCTTTTTAGATCACGAGGAAGAGTATTCTTTTGATGAAAGAAAAGAAGCTAGAAAATTCACAAATATTTCCTATAAACTTATTACAGGAAAAGACCTTGGTGATAGAGGATCTGAAGTTGTAAAAGCAGGACTATCAAAAATAGATAACGCCTTAGGAATAAATACAATGGAAACAGTATCTGGGATTTTAGAACGAGGAGTTATTGGTTCTGTCATTGGTGGTATTAAAGGCAAAAAAAGCTCTAAAGCTCAAGTTGCATCCGAAGCTATCGGACTAGCAAAAGAAATAATAAGCGAAAAAGATAAACCAACTGAACAGGAGAATGCTGTAGAAAAACTTAAACAGATTAAAGAACTTCTTGATGCTGGAATAATTACTCAAGAAGAATTCGAAGCTAAAAAATATGAAATTATTAATAATATATAATTCTCATATCAGAGCATTCATTAGAGGTTTATTTGATCTAAAGATTTCCCTAGTTGATCAATTACTTTATTTCCTACTATATTTCCATTTAATACATTTTTTACATATGATGCTCCAGTTTTAATTTTATTAGCATACTTCCCTGGATTATCGATAAGATTGTTACCAAATTTCGTCAATCGAGCAGATACGATACTCGTTCCGGATTTCAATATACTATCCATAAGGATCTTAGTTCCTATAGCACCAATTGTAATTGCCGCGCCTGTAGCAACAGCCTTAGTTTTTTCATTCGAATGGTTATTGTGAGATTTATAATTAATATAACCATGTCGTTTCTTTTTTCCTTTACGATACCGCTCTTTTCCAGCCGGAGTCAAACTTCCATCTTGATATTGGTACTTTCTTTCACCCCATCGCATACCATCGGTTCCGTAATGATATAGTACGTGTCTATCTTTTTCCATTTTGATTTTCACCTTTCTAACTCATTCTTCTTTAGGATCAACCATACAATTGATTCTCCACTCAAACTCTTTAATTTGTCTTTCAATAGAATCAAGAACAAATGCGCTGCTGGGTGGATCAAATAGGGTTTTGGTTCTCAGTGATATGTATGATTTTATTAATTCCAAAGAATTAGGATCTTTATTATTAATAAGATCGCTCCAATCGTCACTGTCATCATGGACCACCATAGGATCACAAGCGCCTAACTGAACCAAAATAGTTATTGTAGAATTTATATGCATTATTATCTCAGGGTCGAAATGATAATAATCTGGTTGTATTCCTAAGTATTTCTTAACTGTTCGCAGAATACTTGTATCTATCTCACTCATTCTTCGTCACCGATTTCTTCTGCTTTGGGAATACTAATAAATTCTTTAAGACAATACCCAGCTATGCCATACGCGGTACTAATTATAAAAAATTTACCATTTGTACCTTCAATCAGAACTTTTTCATTTGGTCTCAAAGTGTATAAAATATTAGATTTCAAAGACGGCCTCTTCCTAACATTAAGACCATTATTTGTATAAACAAATCCTTCGATAGGTGTATCATACAAGTTATCTTTATTACTAGACATTTATTCTCTCCTTGTTTTCCATAAAATAGTATCATTTAGTTTTCGTTCTTTAGGAACCTGAGGCAAAGTTGTAAGCCCTCCATAGTGGATTGCATTATGTGTATCACTTGAAACTGAAATCAAATACTCAGGATCTAACAAGATCTCTTTTTTATTTACTATATCCATTTGATTTATTGGGTTCATGTGATGAACATATATCTTTCCTATAATAGGATGATCTTCACAAGCAAGATCTAATCCACCGTCCCTTATTATTACATAATCCCTTATTCTCTTCCATTCTATAGATCTATAAAAATTTTGATTTAAATATCTGTCAAATCCAAAAGTCTCTTCTCCTATCAAACCATGCAGATTAAGATATCTAAAACGATCTTCGAAAGAAGAAATAGTTAAAAGTTCAGTATACGTCCGAGTCTGATCCATCATTCACCTGTCCACTGTAACTTCTCATTGCATCAAGAGCATTAGAATACAATTCCTCAATTCTCTGATTAGATTGTAGCGATTGAGTCTTAGCCTCAATAAGATCCTTTTGTTTTTCAAGAATTTCTTTCTCGATCTTCTCTTTTGTAGAACCTAATTTCAAATAATGAGTTATTACTTGTGAAGAAGCAGTACCGTCACGGAGCTGTTGCTCGGCAAGATTGATTGCCAAGTTAATTAATTGGTTCTCTCGCGCCTCCGGATCAAGAGCTTTCCTACTCTTTTTTACTTCTTGCGAAGACTTTTTTGTAACCTTTGGCACACTTGCCGACTCCTTTCACTTTGAATTATAATACTTTAAACATTTTTTC